TATCTCGGTCGAGCCACCATAGCCGCCGGTCGCAGCAGCGGCGAAAGCCACTGCCGTGAAGAAGTCGGCAGCGTCGGAGAGGTCCGACTCGGCACCATGTTCGATTTTGACGGAGAGCGCGATGACCTTGTCCTCAGCAAGGGTCGCCGAGCCTGCGACGAAGATGATTCCGGAACGGAGTCCTTCGTTGGCAAGCTGATCGACGATCGAACCGACGGCTTCCGTCGCGTCTCCGGTGCCCCCGGCCAAACCGCGAGCACCTCCACCGCTGACCACTTTCAGATAGGCGCCAGCGTCTTTGTCATTGATCTGCATTGGATTCCTCCTTTGTAGTTTCGTTGTTACTCAGATCACGGGATCCACTTGACGCCGGTCATGATGGAGAGACTCTCCTCGTGGCGGACGGCGATATCGTGGTGAGCGATGAGACGCAAGACGGTCTGGTCGAGCGAGAACGCGGCCTGGACCGCCGAGCCGTCGTAGTACGCGGCGACGTCGGAAGCCATGACCTCGAGGGTGTTGCTCTCGCCGAGCAGGATGTCGGCGAAGTCGCAGAGCATGATCTCGGACTCGTCCGTGCCACTGCCGAGATTGACCGGGAATTCCGTGGTGGAACCGTAGGGGAATCCCCACAGAGTACCCCTCAGCATTTCGTCGCGGTAGGCGAAGTTGCCGTTGGCGTCACGGACGCTCAACAGATAGAACTCGGTCCTCGGGGCCATGAGCCACGCGGGCCGCAGGAAGCGGCAGTGAGCCTCGCGGAGCAAGAGGATCTGCGCTGCCAGATCCGAGGTCACATTCGCGAGGTTGACGGTGCCGTTCGCGGCGAAGGAGTTCGCTGCCGGGACCCAGTTCTTGATGCCCTTGGGCGTGAACTGTGTGCCGTCGTCACGGAGGAAGGCCTGGTCCTCGCGGGTCGCCATGCATCCAACGCTGTCATCGCGGACGATGACGTCGGCACCCTCGGTGTTGAACCGCAGGAGGTCGTTGGAAACCGGGACGAGCACGGCCAGCTTTTTCCACGTGAGGTTGATCTGGCCGAATGTCTGCTCGGACACCGGCAGGTTCTGGGACTCACCGATGTACGACGCGGTCGCGCCTCCGGTGATTTTGGACATCTGCAGCGAGCCGGTCGGCATCGGAATGACCCTCGGCCCCATGCGCCGGAAGATCGTTGCTTCCTTCAGAAGCTCGATCACTTCTCCGGACCACTGGGTCGGGATGAGTACTCCGCCGGCGGCAGCATCGGATGCCTCAAGGGCCTTGAGGATGGCTCCATCCTCGCCCCACTCCTTGTGGGCGAAGGCCGCTGCCCGGGTGGTGTCACCTTTGCCTGCGGCGATGGCGCGCATGAAGCGAGCGGCCATGAGACCCTTCTCGGGTTTCTCGACCGCCTCAACGCGTGCCGCTGCTCGCATGTTGGCAATGTGCTCTTGATTCTGCTGTTTGAGGTCGTCGAACTTCGCGTCCATGACCTCGCGAACGACTTCGCCAATAAAGCCGCTCAACTGTTCCTTGGTAGTGATCTTCTCATCGGCCATTTCAAACCTCCTTTGGTAGTTTGCCTGTGGTCTTCATCAACTCGTGCTCAAGCTGCCGACGAATGGCAACCTGAAGCTCCTCGGGATCGATGTCGAGATCGAGGACAGCGCGATCGATCTCGTTCTCTACTTCGTGGGAATCGATGTCGATGACGTCGAACAACTCGTTGTCATCGGCCTCAGCTTTCCGGATCCGTTCCTGTTCCGCTTCCTCGTCGGCGGAGATCTTCGTCTCCAACTGATCGACCTGTGCCTTGAGGTCTTCGATCTCGTCGTCCCTGCTGTCGAGTTCCACCTTCATCTCCTCGACGGACAGTTCCTCGGGATCCTCAAGCCCATGGAGGTCGAGCTTAAACTCAACCTTCCCTTCCTCGGACTTCTCGATGTGAACCTTTACGACCTCCACCTCAACGTCGTCGCCGTTGCCGAGGGTGATGTCGTCGCTCGTCATCGGAGCAACGCCGGTAATGGTGCCTTCGGCCACACCCTCGGTGACGACGACCGCCGAGGTCCCGTTGAACGGATCCGAGACGGTCACAGTCTCCGGCGACAGGGACCGGTAGACGTCCTCGATCTGGGAGCGCGGGATCCACAGGGCGACAGAATCGTCCGGCGTCCAGAGGTCGAGGGATTTCTCCGCCCACTCCTTGATCGGAGTGCAGTCGATCCCGTCGGCAACCGCCAGCGCGAGAGCGTCGGGGTTCGCCGGGACCGGCACGATGGAGAACTCGAACAGCTCCTGATTGATGAAGTTGTACCCGCCACGGTCCTCGTCGTAGGTCCACTCCTTCGGAAAGAAGCCGACCGACGTGGCTCGCAGGAAGCCCTTCTTCAGCAACCGGAACACGGTGTCCGCGAAGGCATACGTCTCCGCGTCGGCGAATTGTGCGGATGCTACGAGGTCGCCATCGTCCACACCAACGGACAGGGCTTGGCCCACCGGGGGTTGTCCGTGATCGTGCGCCCAGAGGACCACCGGGTTCTTTTCGAACCGGGCGAGATCCCATCCATCAGCTTTGATGACGTCGTTGTAAGAATCCGCTGTCTCAGTAGAGATACGGAAATCGAGAACCCTCTCCTCCGAGGATTCCGTAACCACCGTATCCACGGCTTTTAGCAGCACTGCGTCGCGAAGCTCTTTCTCATCGCGCCACTGTTTCTCATTCAGCCGCTTCACGTTGCACCTCCTTTCGCACGAGTTGCTCGGTGCAATGGCACTCAGGATGTGACTCCGTCGGCGATACCACAGTACCACCTTTGGACAAATTCCAAGCACCGTCGATGGGGGCAGGCGTCCCGTCCATCCCCGAACACTCATTGCAAGATCGGCAACCAAGCCTGCTGATCCAAAGCCGCGACACCTTGGCAGTGTCGAGGATCCCATCCTTCACAGCCTCGGACCAGAGCGCCTCTTGGGCGCGGTTGCACATGTGGACAATCGCATGATCGGCCATCTCGTCTGTGAATTTCGACACCATGGCAACGACCTCATCGCCGCCGCCTTCGCACTCCAAATATTCCGGCACGTCGTCCTTGCCGACACCGATGCCGTCGATCAGCAGGTAGATCAATTCCTCTGCGTCGCTGTCACTCGTCTCGGCGATCTCCTCAAGCGTGGCGCGGACCGCGTCGAGGATGTGCTTCTCCGCGTCGGCCTTCGCGCGCTTGAGTTCGTACAGCGGTTCGAGGTCCCCGATCCCACCCTCCTCGGTGAAGAGCGAGAGGTTCGCCTTGGATTGGTCGGCAGCGAGTACATACACCGAGGTGAGCTTCGCGACGACCGGGTCCATCGCATGGTTCACCGACGCCTCTTCGAGGATCGAATCGATGGCCTTCTCCTCGCCAGCGTCGAGCGCATCGTCGATCTCGGTGGACCGCGAGCGCGCTGAATCTGCGATCTCGATCATGGCATCGTTGATGACGCCACGGACCTGATCCTTGCGTGTGCCGATTCTCGGGCTGACGCGCTGGCGCGAAATCTGGTTCGCGATGAGCTCCGGCCAGACGTAGCGGACCGACTTCTCGTCGTCATCCTCAGGCGGCGGGTCGTCGTCTGCCGGTGGCTCGACCGGCGCGGCCCCATCGTCACCGTCGTCACCATCGTCACCGTCCGCGGAATCCTGCTGGGAGTACGGCTCCCCGAGGTCATCCAAGACGACCGCCTCGTAGTTGAGCGGCTTCATGAAGACCTGCCCCTTGCCATCCGGCAGCGGGAGCTTGCCTTCCATCTCGCGCCACTCGTCGAGGTACAAGGACCACGGAGCGATCGTCGCGACCTTCAGGATGTGCTCTTTGTCTTGGGCGACTGGCGAATCGAAGTCGAGGATCAGCCGGTCGTCGTACTCCGGCACCAACCGGTGCTGCAAAGTTTGACGCAGGAACTCGAGCCTCGGCAGCAAGACCCACCGAGCGTAGAGGTACTCGGCCACTTCCGACGTCGCGCGGTTGGACGCCTCGACGATGCCGAGCGTCTCCGGCGGGACACCGTAGACCTGAATCACGGCGTCGCGTTGGTTCTTGCGGAGGTCGAGCATCTGGAGGTGGGAGTAGTCCGTCCCCAACGGGTGGACCTCGATGTTTCGGTTCATGAAAAACGGGAGGAAGGATCTGCGGATCCCTCGGAGCTTGTCCACCCACCGCTTCTCAAGCCGGGTCGTGTCTTCTTTTTTCAGCTCGCTGGAGGAGATCAGGACGTCTGGCCGCGCGGAATTGTAGAAGAAAGTCTTCATGAATTTCGCGGCGTACTCGTCCGTCTCAAGCTCGTCGCCAAGCGTCATGCCCATACCGGAACCGCGAGCGTAGGGGTCCTCCGGGTTCGGGTGGTAGAACCAGATCACGTCCTCGGCGAGGATGTCGCTCTGCTTGCCGGACGGTGGGTTGAGCTTGAAGACGTCCTCGTCTGCCGTCGGAGTGTTGGCGATCCAGTGCGGCGGGATCGGAATGAAGTTGATCGGCATCCCAGCGGCGTTGCGCTCCTTCAACCAGAAGCATTCGCCGACCAAGTCGAGCCACTTCTGTGTCAACTCGCGTGTCGTGTAGCCGGTGAATGACGGGCCGACAGCGTACAGCGAATCGATCAGCGGGTGGTCCTCGATCTCCACGAGATCGCCAGCCGCCCTCAGCTTCAGCATCTCCGCCTTGCGCTGCTCGTGCCTCATGAAACCAAGCTGACGGTACGGGACCGGGCGCCGCTTGCCCTCGGCATCGGTCTTCGTCTTCACAAAAACTCGCCACGTCATGGTGGCGATTGAAGATCCGACCTTGTCCACGACCGCTCGAAGCCATGGCATCTTCGAGTAATTCTGCAGCATCTCGGTGGCGCCGCGCTCCGGTGGG